GCTCATTTGGGTTTCCTATGTTGCGGCTTAAAAGGGTAAAATCAGTCACCAAACTCATCAACGAGATAGCCTACGAAATCTTTCAGAGTGTCTTTCGAACCGTATTTCACTTTCGTGGAATGCTTACCACCCGAAGGTGTTGTGTAGGTGATCTCGAAACCATTTCCGAACCGGGAATCCATAGCAGGCTCGATGTTGTGGAGTTGCGACTCACGGGATACCTGTTTGTTGAACTCGGCCATGATCACCTGCCCAAGCTCGTGCATGTATTCCCACTCCATCTGACGGAAGGTCTGAGACATAGTGACCGGCACCCGCACCGACGCAGCTTGCTTTTTTAACTCCGCCAAAACAGGCCGAAGGTGGGGGCGCAAATCCTTACGCACCTTGCCGAGCTTGATGAGACGATCTTTAAGGTCTTTCATTTGACTACATCCGATAAGTAGGGTATAAGCATACGTCTAAGGATATCACTTGATACGAACTATAAATGGAATAGTGTGCAACCATGACGACACTCGACGCAAAACACGTTACCCACTTCGACGCCGTAGGCGACGTCCACGGGTGTTACTACGAACTAATCGCACTCGTTGAAAAGCTCGGTTACGTTATGGGTGAAGATGGCCTGTACGAACACCCCGAAGGGCGGATGCTTGTGCTGGTGGGGGATATCACAGATCGTGGGTATTATAACAGCCTCGCCCTGCAGTTTGCCTATTTCCATTGGATAGCGGGCAAAGCCCTGTGGGTGCAAGGCAACCACGACAACAAGCTGTTCCGATGGATGAAAGGCAACCCCGTTTCCATCGCACACGGGTTACAGAAAACGGTTTCCGAGCTTGAGCAAGGGTGGCCGTTCGATAGCCCCAGAACCGAGCTAGGTGAATTCCTCTTAGAGGAAGTGCCTACCAAGATCGAACTGGACGGTGGTGAAGCCGTTGCTGTCCATGCGTTCAATGGCAAGGCCAAATTGCGTATGTACGGCCTCCGTGGCGGCCCGGATAATTCCCGAATCGAATGGTGGAGGGATTACGAAGGCCCCGAGTTTGTTGTCTTTGGACACTACTGGATGGACGACCCGACCGTTCATGAGCACTACTGTTGCGTGGATACGTCTTGCGTCAAGGGAAACACCTTGGCGGCTCTGAGGTGGCCTGAGCGGGAAGTGGTACAGGTGGAAGCGAAAGAGGTATACTATGCGGATAGCCATTAATCGTTCACCCCTCTGGAAAAAGGCACTGGCGGTTGTGCTGCTTACGCTTACGCCCTTTGTTTATGTGATTGGGCTCCTTGCACTGGCGGCCTATTGCCTGTTAGTGCTGCCGGTCACGTTGCCCCTCATTTTCGTGGGTGCAATCTACCACATGTGGGATTTGAGAGAGGGCATATTCGACCGCATCAATGATACTGTGTTGTGGATTTACCACCCCTTGATATGGGTGGCGGAGAAAATAGCATGAAAGCTGTAACGAACGTACATATCGATTACCTCTTGGGTAAGCTCCGGGACAACCCGGAGGAGGTCTTGTCGCTTATCGACGGCGATGAAATGCTTAACCAGCGAGATCACGACAATGGGCTTGTGATTGCGAATGCTTCCAGCATCCTGTTCACGCCGGAATGGGAGCACCAGCTTTACGCCAAGGGCATCGTTTACCGACGTGATCCTTATGAGGTGGTGTCGTTGCCCTTGCTCAAGATTTACAACCACGGCGAAAAGGGTAAGGTCGACGAGGTAACCCATGCCCTTGCGCAAGATGAAGCGCTGCGCGTAAGTTTGCCGTTCAAAGACGACGGTTACATGGCGCAAATCTTCGAGTACGACGGTGAGGTTTACGTATCGACCCGTAGTATGCTCGAAGGTGTGGATATCAATGTCCACGGCGCGGATTTCGATTATGTCGGGGCTATTCGACGCATCGCTGAGGACCAGTACCCCGCGTTGCTCGATCCCGAGGTGATTCGCGGTAAAACCATCGTTTGTGAAGCTCTGCACCCGGAATGCGAATCGGGCGTCACTAAATATGGGGACCGAGAAGATCTGATTGTGCTTTCGGTGTTTGACTTGGACACCCACACGTATTGGACCAACGACCGCGTGATGGAGTGGGCCGAGGATAACAACTGTAAGCCGGTGGAATACCTTGCCAAGAATACAACACTGGCGGAGGCGGTGGAAACAGTGTTGGGCCTAGAGGATGCTGATTGGTTGCCGGAAGGGGGTGTGATCTGCTTCGAAAAGGACGGGCGTATCGTTCACCGGGTCAAGGCTAAAACAGAACGGTGGCGGTGGGAGTTCGCGCTCCGGTACAGTTGTTCGATTAAAACTGTCACCAAAATATGTTTCGGCAAGCCTGAGTTCGAAAAATGGGAAGCCCTCAAGACCTACTTGATCGACGAGGGTTCGACGTCTGAGGAAACGCTGGAGTACTACAAAAAGTACCACACGCAATACCTAGATTGGCTTGCGAAATGTCGTTCCCGTGCGGATGAGGTGCGTGACATGTTGGCCGAATGCCTCGAAGAGGTACATCCCGTGGACCCTTCAGAGGAACAAAAGGCCCTTGCTTTGTACGCTAAAGATCAGTATACTAGAGCGGACTTTGCATTGATAATGAATTGTTATAACAGTGAAAGTGTGATCCTCTTCGACGTCATGTGGCAACATGAGTTGTACAGTGGCATCAAGGGTGAAATCCTCGACGCGAAACAAAAAGCAAAAGAGCAGTCAGAATAACTGACACGACGTACTACTAAGACGTACACGATCGGCTGCCCATCTGAATTACAGGGAGTCTGTATGTCTGACGATAGTGCGATCTTTTTTCCATCCGACCGTCTAGGTGGTCTGTTCACTGAACTCCAAGACGAGTTCGAAAACCAAGTAGACGAACTTTTGACCGGCCCTATCGCCGAGGACGATAAAACCCTCAAGGTGGATAGGGCCGTTTTTATGGAAGGGTTCACCACCCATATCCACCGCTACCAGCAAATGTTCCTAATGCTCCGGGACATTGGCCTTCTCAAAAACTCGATGCTGGAAGTCAATTTTTTGACGGCACTTGCGGTTCCGGGATATGAGCCGGGCATGATGCTTCCCGTGATCCGGCAGCATGACGATTTCATGTACGTAGGGTTCGAAGAACCACCCGTCGACCTGAGCACCATAGAAAAAAGGGACGCGATCACAATTGCGACCGTGCCCCTTCTTCCGGGAGATCCGCCACCCTATAATGGGAGGTCAGTGTTGGTTACGACGGTGGATGCGGAAACCGAAGTTGCTCTGGTATCCCACGATACGGACCGTAACAAAGTGGTCCTCATGTGGGGCGATTACGTGATGGACGAAGTGAACCGCCAAGAACCCATCAAGCCCGAAACGCTCAATTAAGCAAGCGTGATGTCGAGATCACCAGCGTTGAACGTGATGGTATCACCGTCTGCAACGGTTTTACTGCCTCCGGTTAGGGTGCCGTGAAAGAGCATGTTACCACCACTACTGGCATCCATAATACCAACAGCGGCAATCGTCCAGTTACCGCCGCTACCGTTCGTGAAACTAAGTGTGCTGGAGTTTGAAGTGGATCCGTTAGTAGGTGCCGTAAACGTTACGCTCTGCCTACTATAGCCCGTACCTGTGATCTCAGTACCACCCGTACCTGTATCGGTAGGGGAAGCATCGTAAAGTGCTAGGTACACGGTTGTGGGCGAAGTCAATGCCGTGTTGCGAAGCACGTGATTGACCAGTGCATTTTCCAAATAATTGGTCATTTGGGACATAACTATTCTCCTTGAAAGTTCCGGTTTCCATTACTTCGAGGTTACAAACAGAAAACCGATCAGAGCCATTTATCGGACAGGTACTGGCGCAATCGGGTTTCATCTAAGGTTGATAGGGAACTTGCATAGCAAATGATCTCCCCAGATAGTCCATCGAAATATCCCACCCTTGTGTTGGTTCCATCACGGGCCATACCCAGCTCGATGTACGTGTTTGAGGTAGGTGATGCGTCGGCATTACCGAGGTTAGACCCGGTGCCGAGTCTGGTACGGGCATACAGATTGTTGGAAGTATCCCATTCAATGTTCACAACGTAGGCTTTTCCGACTTGTCCCGAAATCGTGGCCGTGTGCCCTGTGCCTAGCGAGTCGAAACCTGTTAGGTTCCAGTCCCCGGAACTCGCTCCCAATTGCAAAAGGCGCTGGCTTTCCGGGGATCCGTCTGAATAGCTGTGGTTGAGGATGTAGTTTTCATCCTCAACATTTGTGATGGCTACAGCAAAGGTTGAAATGGGAGCGCCTGTATCCACTTGCGTTACACTGTTAGCATACAGGTATCGGGTAGTGGCATCCCACCCCAAACTACCAATGCTATTGAGCCCTGTTTCTGACCAATAAGGTACTACGGATTCGTTCGTAAAGTGGTTAGCATTACCCGACTTATCTTCGATCCGCTCTACGGGATCTCCATCTGTAGTTACAGCTACCGTACCCCCTTGATCTTGGTATATGGTATCTTTGTCGCTGGGGTCGATCCAATAAACCAACCCGGCAATGGAGGTTGGATCCATTGTGTAGGTTGAATCGATTGTTGTCGTTGCTGTGCCCGTCATAGAAACGGAAACGTCTTGTGTTACAGTCGAATCGACGGAAATCGTTGCGGTCCCCGTCATGGAGGTGGTTATTGGCGTAGACGCCTGAGCACCTGTTGTTATAGATGCGGATCCCACCATAGAGACGGATGCTGTGGAAATTTCTTCGCTTTCCACCGAGGTCGTGGCAGACCCCGCCATAGTTACCGTTGCCGAGGCGATGGCTGTTGGGCTGGTTACGGTGGTAGCGGATCCCGTCATAGCCGCCGAGACCCTTAACACTTGGGTGACACCTATATCCGTAATAGCTGCCCCCACCATATCTACAGCACTGAACATTTCCATGACGGGGGTTGAACCCAAGGAGGCCGTTCCTGTTAAATCAGCGTCTCCTTTGTGATCCAAAAACGCTTCAACTTCCACGAAAGCCAAGCCATACATTGAGATAGCGCAAGGGTCCTCTGGGTTGCGCCCGAGGATCACTTCCATGAGAGAATCACCTTCCATTGAAACAGAGGCGAGGTGTTCTACCGTAGGCGAAGGGGCAAGGGTACCTGAACCGTTCATCAAGGCCGAAGCTGACGTGGACCACGTAACATCGTTGATCGTCAACGTACCTGTGCCGAGCATCTGAACTTGATGCTGATCGAGTACTACAATAACGGCACTATCTTTGGCCTTACGTCCCCGCTGGTCGGTCCCCTTTACCCATACCGTTATCTCAGCGGGTCCAGAAGGCGCTGTGTACGTCACAGAGGCTCCCGACGCATCATCATATACGTTATCCCCATCAAGGTCCCAGACGTACTCTACGTCGCTACCGTTGGACGAGGCGGTTAGTGTGGTGTCCGTCATTTCGGTGACGGTATAAGGCCCACCTCCATCTACGGTAAGCCGGGATGTATCGTAGAACTGGCTGGACACATCTTCTTCGACCAGTAGCTCTTTTTTGCGTCCGAGGCGGTCCACTTCGACGTGGTAAGATACCGGGTCCTCCGCCCCTTCGAATTTCGGAAAGACCTTGATCGAATTGGAGGTAGGGTGCCCAACGACGGTGTAACGCCCACTGTTAAGGCAGGTTTCAATCAAGAGGGTTGCGCCTTCCGAAACGGAAGCCAAGGGCTTGTCTGTGGCGTCGTCTTTGAGTACACTGAGGCTACCTAATTCGATATACCCGGATGTACTATCGAAACCCGCCATACCCGCGCAATACCCACGAGCATCGTCATAGTAATAGTTGCGGAGGTGCATCCGCATTTCGTCGGTCACATTGTTCAGGAGATCCGCGTCCTCACCGAACATAAAGCGGAGGCGGTAAAGTGTATGCGCCGGGCGGATGATCTCGATCAACAACCGGAGGTTCTTGTCGAAACGGAAAACGTCTTTCGGGAACTTCGCTTGGAGGTCAAAGTCCAGCGAAAACCCAAACTGATCACTAACATCAAGCGGGCTGCCCTCTTGGCGTGCATCTTCGAAGTTCTCACGAATGGTGAATTCTTCGGAAGTGAATAGCTCGACGCCTTTGCGAATTGCCGCAGGTGTTGACCCTTCAAAGTAAATTTCGATGACCGCTTTGAGGAAATCCCGAAAGCTCTCGTCGTCGAATTCGAGGTCTGGCAACTGTTGGTTCAGGAAAACAAGGTACCCGACCGTCTCCCAGAGAAACTCAGATCGCACCTCATCAAAAGACACGTCTGTGCCGAGGCGCTCTAGGATGATCGTAATGCGTGCCAACTCCGTAGCCATTGCTTTCATGTAGACCGTGTAATTCGGGCCTACGACGCTAGACTCATAGTTGGAGGGCAGCAGGTTGATTAAAGCGTTGAGGACCGCTTGACTTCTCGATATGAGAAGTTTCTGGTACCCTTTCCCCTCCTCTACCAAAGGATACGGGTCTTGCTTTCCGTTGTTAAATCCGTTGGCCATCTTAACTCTGCTGGTATGTGATCGTAAAGTTTCCGAGTTCGAGATAGGTTACGTCAGTGACCATGATAGATTTGGAACCACTATCTCTGTTCACGGCGTAAGTGGCGGCATACGTGTGGTTTTCCGGGGAATCATTGCCATCCACACTGAAGAAGATGCGGTTAGCTGTCAGTGTTTTGCGCCGGGCTTCCCGCTCAGTGGCTGTAGCATAGCCCGCAGCCGTCAACGTGGCGTCGTCGCTATACCCGGCGATATTAAGACCATCGGCCCCCACGACTAATGCTTTGCCTGCCCCATTAAATAGGTCGTTGTACGAGCTTACGAGATCCATCATTTGCGTATCTTCGAAGACCCCGTGGTGTTGGGAAACATCTCCACCACCGGCCACCGTGGGGTAATTGAGGCCGTCTTTGAGGACGTAAACCTTAGCGTTGCCTTGCTGCTCTAGGAACGTGGCATCGTTGTTAACCGGCTCCCGGATAATCAGCGACCCATCGGCAAGAGCCATACGGGCAAAAGGCATAACCACGTATATAACACCGGTCGTGTTTTCGATCGCTTGCACCACATCCGATTGGTAAACGGGTTCGCCGATCGCTTTGCTGTTGAGCAGTTGACTTACGTTGGTTCGGAGGTCCGCATCCACTTGGGCTCTGGAGGAACCCGGCTCCAAGACGACGGTCATTTCAAGTTCCACTTCATTTGAAATGGCTTGCTTGACTAAGACGTCCGCCGTGATATGCCGCTGTTTGTTGATAGCCCCCTGAACACGATCAAGTAGGTTGTTGATCGTGTACTCCACTTCAAAGTTTTCGTCGTGCTCGTAATCGACGCTCACCTCTTCACCGTTACCGATTGACCCGGACGGTACCCGGAAAATTTCGAGGGGTGTCGTTTCGTCACCCTCTTGGATCAAGAAATCAGGTGAAGCTGAGTTAGGGCCATCGTATTCTGTGAGGCGGTCCAAACTAAAGACACGAACACTGATCGGATTAACACCCAAGTTTTCAAGGGGTTCAGGAGCTTCACCCACTAAGACATGATTTTCATCATTGACTACGAAAGTGTTCCCGGAGGGCACGCCCCCGCTCTGAGTGATCTCGATGTAATCTTGGGCTTGCGTCGAATAGCCGTCCAGCAACGGGTCTTCGACCCGATAAAGTTGGTAGTTTGTACCCTCTTCGAGGACCGCACCTGTGTTGAGTGACGAGATACTTTCCACCCCGAACGCAGGCTGCCGACTAAAGACGTATTGACTCGTTTCTTGGAATCGGAAATCACCAGCCACGATGTCATTGGTACTGACGGAAGGCTGTGTTAGGCTTGCATCCAACTTGATTCGGTTGTAATCTAAGATCGTGTAATTAGTGAGATCGAAATCTTCACCGGTCGATACGTTACGGAAACCAAACCCTTGGGCCTGTTGTTGGCTAGTAGCTCCGAGTAATTCCGTGATCGGATTATCGGGAGACAGGCGGGGGTCGTCCGCTACAAAAATGAGGTCGGAGGGGTTGGAGTCCAGAATGAACTGGATGTTCCGAGCCACCCTGAAACGCAAAGCAAAGGTGTCAGTAACCTGCACTTCTTCAAGACCTTGCAACCATACGTCTACTTTGCCTCCGATATGTTTTTCGCGGAGATCGTCATAGTCTCGCATCATAAATTCGCTTTCGGACTTGACCACCTTGGCCCGGAACACACCCTGTTGTTTCAGGGCTGTGGATAGATAGCCACCTTCCGTACCAACATCCACGCTGGAGTACGCAAGGATAGCACGTTCGGCAAGCCGGGCGTTGCTTTCCCGGTCCCGCCCGAACCGTGTAGCTTCAAGGTTCTCTACTTGCATGGAGGAAGCACCGCCAAGTACCCGGTTGATTCCCCCGGCAACTACGTTACCGTCTTCGCCCGCTTCAGTTGCTCGGATGTTGGCTTGGATCTCCCAGCGCTTCTTACGCAAATTGTAATACGAATCCTTCACATCGAACGGAAGCACAACACGGGAAGTCGTTGTGAACGATACCGAAGGATTGTCTTGGCTGGATTCGGTCGATATAATCGTTCCCTCTTCCACCACAAGGTCCGTTGTCGGTTCCGTCGTCGTGTAAAAGATTGCTTGCCCAATCGCAAAACCTGCGCCCCCACGAGCTTTCTGGACATTACTCGCCAGTTTTTCAAAGGAGTCGTCAATCAGCGCCTGAACATCGGAATCACGGTCAATACCAAGCGCCGATTTCAGGGCTTGTTTATAGGGGTTTTGAGCTACCGGATCTGACTCACCATCACCATCGAGGTCGTCAATGGCCAACAAGGTCGAGAAACTCTGGGAGCGACGAATGAACCCGGCGATGAAATGGAGCCGTTCGGTTTCAGACGCAAACGGTTCAATGAACACATCTCGAACCACCGAGCCGGGAATCGCGCTTACTTGGTTGTCGGTACGGGTGATCGAAGACAGGTAGTCCCGGACAATATCGTTCTGAGACTTGGACGGAATCTCTTGGAGGCCCGTAGTGATTACCAGTGGCAAGCCCACAAGCTCAGAGCTATATGTACTTTCGATCTGCCGATTTGTGTCCGGGTCGTAAGCAACTGTAGTGATTACATAAAACAGAGGTTCATCATTCGGGACGTCGGCGAAAAACTCATTGTTAATGACGCCATCATCTTCAGTCGCCACCCGGTCGTGTACGAAATGGAGGTAGTCACGGGTTTCCACCCCATCAAGGGAGGTCGTGACTTTGATCTCATTGGTCGCCCGGAGGCTTGTGGTGACGACGCTTTCCCCTACCGTCTTGACCGGGTTGTCATTGAAATCCTCTTCCACCAAGAGAATGCGCAACTGGCCGCCTTCGCTCGTATAGAACGTGGAGTCTTCAGCGACACCCGTAAGCTCAGTTTCTTCGAACGCCACCTCGGTGATGAGGTTTTTATTGAGCTTGATGTAACCTTGGGTACCACCTCCGCTATCAATCGCTCCGTATACATTGTAGCCGATGACATTGGGGAGGTCGTTTTGTGCCCACACGATCTCGACTTCATTTGACCGGCGACGTACCCTCAGTCCCGAAGGAGGCGATACCACCAGATCGAGGTCCGAATCCCGTATCACATTAATCGAAGCTACAGCCGGTGTAGATACACCACCCGTCACATCAATGATGCGAATTTGGATCTTGTTGGCCCCGTAGTCCAAGCGTAGCCCTTCCGGGAAGACATTAGGGTTAGGTACCGTAAACGAATCCTGATCGAACGAGACGAGGTTTGGGTCGCTCTTGAACGGTTCGTTGTTGACCTTCACCTGAACATCAACAATATCCGAAGACAACTCACCCGTGAGCACTTGATCACGTACTGACGTTACCAAGTCTAGGGTCGTGGTTTTTGTCTGTCCGTTAGGCGTTACAAATTTTGGGGGTTCTACAGGCATAATCCTCTACCACCTTTACTTTACCCGCTGAAAGCCTTGCGCGAAACTAGCATCGCCCACAAGCAGGGTATCCGTGATCTGTTCGAGTTCACCCGACTGGCTTTCCAACACGATAGATACATCGAATACCGTGGCGTCGTATTTGTCTTGCTTCACTTCGATTGAAACAATCCGCTGCAGCATCTCCTTTCGCGACACCGGCTGGTAACGCGATTGCTGCTCTTTGATTTGCTTGTACCGTTCGAGCGCATCGGAAACCTCTGTGACCAACTGTGTCTCTACATACTGGCCGCCGCCTACGATCTTGGTGCCGATCAACTCACTAATAGACGTGCCGTACCAGCGGTGAAAAAGGTTGGACCCTTTCACCGTGAATACGATCTTTTCTACCTCCTGCAAAAGGAGGCGTTGGTTTTCCACAAAGATAGGATCGCCTTTCCGGTCGTGCCGGAAATCGTTCTCTATCCCAAGACCCATACACCGGCGACAGACACCCCGGACGGTGTGGTACGACACCTCAAAAATATCGTCATCGGTACGCAAGGGTTCGTGGAAACGAATCACCCGAGCGTGGGGGTCCATGTTGTTTTTATCCTTGATGATCTCCCAACCGGGCACTATAATACGGCCACGGTAATACCTGAGTGCCGAGAAACCTAACGTGGCGTGAGCATTCCCACCCTCCATCTTGAGTGACGACTGTGCGCCACCCTTGTTATGCTCGATCGTAAGGCGGCCATTCTTTACCGACGCTGTAATTCCCGTGGCTTGCTCGTTGATGGTCCGGGCAAGGTAAGCAGCTTTGATTTTGCGACCCTTGGGGAGGGTGATAGTTTGGGTTGACTGACCATCCACACTGAAAGCCAAGGTATCGTTATCACCTGTTTCGATCTCAAAAGGCTCCGCTTTCAGACCTGTAACTTCGATGGAAGAAGCCAGACCATCCCGAGGAACTTCAATGCGGTTCCACAGGACCTTTATTTGTTGGCTGGAGGGGTAACGCACGGTACGGAGTGTTTCCCGATCGTCTTCGATAGACAACCACTCTTCGACCACGTGGTGCGGGCATTTGTGCTTTAGGCGGAGATCCTTGGACATATCAGCGGTCCGTGGCCGAGTGAAAATCTTCGCTGGTGATGAAAAAGTCGATATCTTTGCGGAGGTCCTCAAGCGTCTCCGCGCCGGTACTACGCTTCACCAACAAAACCACCTCTTCGATGTACTGATCCGAAAGGTCGATTGTCCTCTTGATGCGGAATTCAAGGTCTTCCAATTGACGCTTGATCTTAGGTGTTATCCAATCCTTTACGCCCGCCACATAATTGCCGGGCACGGTATCGTCGTAATGCCTCGAACCTTCACTGTAATTACCCTCCGAAGGTTTACCTCCAGCGTAAGGCGCAGCATCGTCTAAGTTGAACTCGCCCTTGGTGATATAAATCCAATCACCACGGCTTCGAATCTGAAGCTCTGTTAAAGATCCACCATAATATTCGAAGGCTAGAGCGTACTTTGCCAGTTGACTATTGAGCGGTTGGATGTTATAATCAATTCGACGCCCCTCCTCATCGAATTCATATTCGATCCACCCCAGCCGCTCAATCTCACTTTTAAGGTACGTTATACGGGGATCCACGTCCTGCAGGGACGCTTCCGCGTAATCAGCCAACAGTTCGAACTGCGACCGTTTGAATGTACCTAGAAAATCGTAAGCCATACCTTTACCCTGCCAGACAAACAGAGAATCTCTACTGAGGTAGGCTTACAAGTAGATTAGGGCCAACAAGATTAGAGATCACAGGCCAAAAATGAACCGGATGGCATTTTCAGAGGCTTCGACATCGCCGCGTCCAGCGCCACCGAACGCAAGGACCACACCCGCAGAGAAATCATCTGGCGAAGTATCGGGAGGCGATTCAGCTTCCATGAACTCCCGCGCTAAGTACGGAGTGCCTCCCACATTCGGCGGGATGAACAACACCGACACCGAAAAGTCAAGAGCGTCCAGACTTGCGTAAAACGAAATGATCGTGTCAAGGAAATCCACAATATCGTTGAGGATTCCAAGCCTTGCCCGCAAGCCGTCAATGGTGTTCTCAATCGCGGCGTTTATGTCGGCGAACACGTTTTCAAACGACTTCATCATACGAAATAGGCGGTCAAGCAACTGGTCGCCTTCCGGGATGAGATCTTCAAAGAGACGGAGTGATTGCCAATTAGGCGGCTGCCCAAGAACCACGTATTTATCTACCGTCTGAATCAGCAGATGTACCTTGGTCCTGACTGTATCGTCTGTGATCAAATCTTTGGACGTGTTGAAACCGTCTGAGGTCAAGAGGTCAACGATGGAGCTTTCCGCATCCTCGTAAAAACTCTTCACCATCTCGTACAGGCTTTCGTTTTGTGTCAAGGTGGGTAAGATCTCGTCTACCCGTTCAAGGGCTACCTTGTCCACCCAGATCCTGAATTGTTGGTGGGGAGACATACCAAAAACACCATCAAATAACTCCCGAGCACCCGCAAAGGGGTCCTTTTCTAGTGTATCCGAAGACGTGATTGATCCGACAACAGATACGTAACGCCGCGAGGTGGCATAATCTTCGATAGCCGCAGCGTCTTCGAACAGACCGCCTTCGAGAATTTCGAAATTGATATCGCCTCGGTCCTCTTGGATAAGTGTGTCGCTGTACGCAGTCACGAATTCGGGTTCACGAGCACCCTCGGCTTCGGCGTCAAGAATACGTGTAGGTATTCCGGGTTCGATGCTACTACTACCAATGAAAAGGTTCGAATCTGAATGATCGGTAGCGTCTGTATCAAAACGCAATAGATAAGCGGCCCGATAAACATTTAGGAGGGCCGTAGGCATGTCGAAACTGGTATCCACATCCGGCAGGTGCCCGAACACAGGCATGGAGGGCTGTGACCCTAACCACTCTTTACCGTTGCGCACCAAGGTATATACTGTTTCCCCGTTTGGCCCTGTGACGTAGCTTAAACCTGTATCCGAAGGCACAGACCGGATGCGATAGTAATACCCGTTTTCGATCCCCTTTTCCACGTCCCGCATCACATACGAATAACTGCCCGCAATGAAATTCTGACTAACGTCATCGTCACCCAACTTGAAAAAAGGGTCGTTTGGGAAAGCGGGTTCCCACACATAAATCGGTTCGCCCAACCGATTAAGCACCGGCTCCTTGATCTGTGAGTCTTGGCCGTCCTCTTTGCGTTTCTTTTGGATCGGATTCTCTTGTACTTTCCGAGTTTTATCGCGAGTTAGGAGGGTGCCTTCACGGGATTTGGAGCGTTCAAGGTAAAATTTATTGCTCGCAAAAATATCGTAAAAAAGGCTCTGGGAAAACTTTGGCTCTTCCCATGAAAAGACCAACGACGTAAGGTCGTCATCCTCTTCGAACAGGTTGATGATACTTCCCGCTGTATCACCATCAGCATCAGCGGGTTCGACAGTTACGTTTATAGGCGGCGGATATTGGACGTGTAAATCTGGCTGCCGGAACAGGTTTGCGAGGGACATTACCTGCCGCAAAAAGTCAGCAACCGAATCCTTATTGACGAACAAAAAGAATGCTCCAAGGTGTCCGTCCGGTCCGATCTGGGGACGGTTGGGATCTTCAACGTCAAACAGGCTCTGTAAAAACAGTTGCTTGAACTTGGGATACCCGCCCTTATAGGCTTGCACTTCTTCCAGCGTAGTGGGGATCAAGAACAACCCGAAGGCCCCTGTTTCCCGCAGGTTATCGAGGATGGTCTGAATTTCAGCCAGTAGCAATGAAATGGATGCACTGACCGGGTTCGGAAGAGCGACCAAAAATGCTTTCAGGACTTCCAAAACGGTGACTGCCACGTCCCCAACGGCGACAAGCGCATCGACTACCGTCTGAAGTTCCTCAAGGTTCTCAGCGCCCGGCAGGACGTCTGATAAGTCAAATGTCTTCCACTCAGCCATTTAATTGGTTCCCGATTTGGATACGAGTCGGTCAAAGTCAGATTCTAAAAGCCGATAGGTCTTCTGGTAAAAGTCGGTGTAAAAGTCGATCACCTCGTGAAGGTTTTCAAGCTCTCGCGACTCCTCTTCCGTCAACCCGGTGGCTTCTTTCTTGAGCACAAGGTCCATCCGGCGTTCGTTTAATGTGTACCAAACCTCAAGCATCATCCTGTTTTTGTTCCTTTTCCTGTATTTCCCTTTCCAGACGATCACGTTCTTCGACCAGTTTGTCCCGTACCTCTTGGAGCTTATCTACCAACCCCTTGTAAGGGCGCAACTTAGTCTTTTTCCATTTCGGCTTTTCGTCAGACATAATCAACTCGACAGTAACTTGGTGAGTTCGCGCTTCCGCTTACGTTTGCGTTTCGCTAAATTGCTTTTGTACCGTTCGATTTTCGCTAACGTTCCATCTTCGAGGTTCGTGCGGAAATCAATCCACGCATACCGAATGTCATAGAGCGCCTCCACCCCTTTCAAGAGAGCGACGATCTCTTGTCGCAAGTCAGGGCTGGCGTCCCGAATCCAACTAAAGCGGTCGTTCACCTCTGATTGGTGATCCAACAGCGTGTAATCCGCAGGGTCGCCCGGACGTTCGGTTAACGCACCTAACGCACCTAAAAGGTTGAGGGGGTCATGGGTACACATCCTGATCCCATCATCAATCCGTTCGATGACCTCAAACACATTGAAATATTCATACAATACCAACTGGTTAGACCTTGGCTGCAACACGTCGCTTCGGTAAATGTCGAAGTCTACACCGACCTCATTCGACAGGACATAAGTGGTGTAGCTGTTGTTTTCGAACACGATCAACTGTTGCGGAGACACCGAGTCGTCTATCGAGGCTACCGTATAGAAACCACGGTTGATCCCCTCTTCGACCACGACAATATCACCCTGCCTTATGTCTTCGGCTACGAAATCAGCACCTTCGAATCCCGTAACGGAAGCAACAGCATCCCCACCCGTCACTGAAAGGATGGGCGGCCCGAAAAGAACTTCGCGCAAATCCGTCAACCGCTCTTTCAAAGTGGTCGACGGGTTGCCAGAGGTTGCCGTCAAGAGCGGCTGGATGTCCACTGGCGCATCCGAATTCAAAGTATAGGTGACACGTTGCTCCACCAACTCATCACGCAAAGCGTCGATTTCAGGGGCAAAGCGGCGCGGCCTTGTTACCCTCCAAGACATTGGGTAATTGGCGAGACCCGAATCACCCAGCGGCGAATAGAACGTCTCTTCGATTGTGATCGTGTTGACCGCACCTGAATCATCAACCGAAGATACCTTGTAGCGCCCACCATTGACTGTACTCGAACCCACGATCAATGTTTGGCCCGGCTCAATATTGGCGACAGAATCGGCGGTTTGCATCACCGAACCTGCGGCGTCCACCGAACCCGTACCCGAAGCGACGACCGAAGCATTGGAAATACCAATGACGACCTGATCCCCGATACTTAAAGGGATCGTTTCGATATGCAAAAATCCGGGTCCACCACCTTTAGCTGTGTACGAGGTCCCATTGTTGGGACCACCACCACTTACCGTCACATCACCTGTAGCATCGCTGAAATCAATGCCCGTTGAGTTGATCCGGTCAATGGTAGCCGGGATGCTGCCGCTATCTGAAAGGGACAGATAATAGTCGGTGGGTCCAGATTCAGCGATCGGGTTTGACGTTATGAGATACCCATCGAACACTGAATCCACATCGTATGCGCTATAGCCCCCGGCCCCATCTGAAACGTGGAGGGTCATCGTATCGAAACCACTGAAATCAGTAAAGTCTTTGGTACCGTCATTCCACCTCGTAGTTACAGTATCGCGTTCGCCATCTGTACCCTCATAAAGTTTCTCTACCGTGAAGTTCACGGTATCCGGGGTCACAAAGGACGCCAAACGCACATTGGACGGATCAATGCTACCAACATCGAACTCTACTGAGTCGCCTAATTCCGTAATGCTATCCGCCACCACAAGATCGAACTCGTCCGGTGGGTTAGCGATTGCTGTCAGGTCGGTAGATACCGAAAGGGTCACAGCATCGACAAGGGTGCCTTCGATTACTGTGCCACCATCGGTGTCGTCTATGACCGTCTGGTTGGCGACTAACTCCGCATTGAGACGTTGGATCTCACTGTCCTTGAATGGGGTAACAAACGGCGGCGGCTGATCACCATCGTCGTCTACCACACCACCGTCAAGTGCCGGGAATCTAAACGGTTCTGTGCGTTGATTGCGGAAATTCACCGTCATGTCGAGGAATGTACCCGGACTGATAGGGGACTGGCCTAACAGCTTCGCAATGAAGCCGGGGAGCGTTGTGTTGATCAATTCGCCTTCCGATGAATTGACGAACATGTCAAGGGGCGTTCGATAGTATGGCGGCGTGCTTTCCCCGAGTACAAACCCCGAATCCGCCACCGGGGGCACTGTATAGATCGTGTCCCCTTTCTGAGGACTCAAGGTCGTTGCGTCGGTCATCGTCAGATCGTTGAAATCTGAGTTGCCATTTTCAGGGTTCGTGCTGACTTCGATGTAATCGGCACCTACCGCAGCAACAATGAGGTTCTGTCCGTAGAGGGTAGTCGTCTGGTCAATCACACCACCTGAAACCGAATAAGTCACCCGGCCAAGGTTCACGTGGTCGCCCACTTCAAAGGCCGGGATATACAGTTCCGGTACGGGTCCCGTGGGATCGTAGGTTGTGTTACTGAAATCGCCAGTAACCGGATCGTACTCCATCGCCACATGGATACGCACATCACCTGTGGAAGCTGAGAAAGTTCCACCTTCCCGCACACGGGCTTTGGCAGCACGTTTGCGGACGTTTTCAAGCGAAAGGATGCTTTCCTGTTGGGGGTCCGCCAAGATATGTAAGAAATCATCTGGGAATTCATACTCCTGGTCCCCGTCTATTTGCGGGACAGTGATCGAGAAACTTTGCTTTTGCTCCGGGTACAGTCGGCTAAATTTCGAAGGCTTCCATACCGGCCTGAAAGTCCCCTGAAACTTGAAATCGAGGGGCAACCCGATCTCCAGCTTGAAAGGCTTCTTGCTCACCATCACAAGGTCGTCGATGTAATTTTCGACGGCACCCATCTGGCTGGAAAGGTTTTTAGTGTTGGCGATCTCTGTGGGCGTGGGCTTGGTGCCGGGGCTTTGCGGGTTGGCGTAGAACGGGATGAGTTCTCCCGTCACAGGGTCAATACCGCCCGGCGTGTTGTCATTACGCAAACGGAAAACAAACTTACTGTCACGGTCACCCACCACCCGTCCGTCGATAACTTCCAAGACCTCTTCGAACTTGAGGATGATCTGGTTGTAGAATTCTAGGAACACCCGACCTGCACGGTCTTGGTCCCGCAAGTTACCACCTTCGAAAATCAAGCCTTCATTACCTTTCTTGAACAGGTCTTGACTCTGCGCGGTGGACAAGACAGGCCCTCCCGAAGGGGCGCTCTGTCTGGCCTTGGAGTTGATCTCTTCGGCCACCTCAAAGGCGTACTCCTCCATACGCACGGCCCTGAAATAAAACGTGTCGGGGGACGAAAAATCGAACGACGCCCGGAGCATAGCCCCTTTGATACCGTTATCTTCCGTGGCGTTAACCCGTCTTGTGTACGACGCTTTGAACCGGGGCAAGAACGTTTGCCCGGCGATAGATCGTGGCCCCACTTCACGCAATGCCGTGTAAGCGAGGTACCACACCTCTTCGGGATTTGGCGGGGTCGTAACTGTAGGTTCGAGGATGATACGCCCACCCGCTTCGAACGTATATGCGAAATCCTTTTCCAAAACAGACCCGTTGCCTGTTTTATCAAAGCGTACCAGACGAACAGTGCGTTCCGGGATACCAAATTTCGAAGCATGTAGGATCTGGGTTTCGGGGGCATAGACCTCGTAGGTAGATACCACAACCGTAGGATCCGTATACTCTTGCATCAAGGCAGACGCCAGAGTGACCCTCGTGAAGCCACTGTTTTCGTTGAACTCCGCGCCCTGCACGTAATAGGGGTCGTCGTCCAAATAGATGATCTTAGACTCACTGATCTTGTCCGTAAAGTTCCCAATCAACCGAAGCTGTTGTTCCCCGGCGCTATTATCCTCAACCTCTACCATCACCGTTTCGGTGTTCGTGATGGGTGTTGTCGATACCAGCACGTTCGGGTTGCGCAAAGCTCCGGTGGCCGCCGGTGAAACCTCTACCGTCGTTTCATTTGTCGTGGAGTTATAAGCCGCCGCCAATACCGTGAAGCTCTGGTCGTTCGCCTGCAAAAACACATCCGCTTCAAGCACATCTGTATGATCACCCCTGAACGTCTGGGTACTTCCCTCTTCAAATAGAACAGGGGACCCCATCGGACGTTCCAAAAGTGATACCGTCGTCTCCCCGCCATCAGCATCGAGTGCATAGTAAGACACCTGCACCCGTCGCCCTCTCCGCACCGAATCTAGGGATACAGTTTTCGTAGTGGTATTGATTTCGAGGGCACTACGCGCACCATTAACAAGCACCTGAGTAGGACGCTGGAGGTCAACGGTACGCCCGGCACCGAAAGTGTCGGAGGCACCGGACCCCACGTTTCCGAGGGTATCGACGACCCTGAAACCAACATCCTCTTCGATTTCGGTGCCGTCGCTATCCGTATACCGCACGAACAACCGCTGTCCCGACCGGAAAGGCTTATCAAGGAAAAGCACCAAACCTTGGAGGGTATACTGATCTTCTGGTACCAGAGCACGCACTTCAAGGTCGGTCCCTTGTAGGTCCGTAGGGACATTAAGTTCACGCGAAGAAACAAGCACTTCGATAGGACCCGTACTCCTCGTGCTACTGAGGTCAGGGTCCAGAATAATGTCGGTCCCCACGTTATCGGCTTCATCGGTGCTGTTGAACACCAGCGTGTTTCCACTGAGCGAATACTCCCCTGTGTTGGGGGATGAGGTCGTGAAAAACAACTCTACGCCTTCGCGGAAAATCCGATAGTTGGCTTCCGAGGCTTGATAATAGGCTGGGAGGGTGATCGTACTCCCAAGGGCTCCGAGGGTTTCCGGCTCAAGGAGTATATGTGGCACTACCGACCCGTCCGAAACGAATTCAAGGGCTTCACCGTCCGGGGCGTGCGTGTCTACATCTGAAACGACATACGGAAACACGGTACGTTCCCGGAGGTCCACCGATTGCATCGCATAGCGGAACACGATTTCGGGCACCTCTATGATCGTGAATTCAGTGATGTTTCCCGACAGGTCAATGTTCCGATCGACCGTGACCGTATTCGCTGTTGTAGACACGATGCGATAAGCATCTTCGCCGACAAGGAGAAGGGGCGCTCGCAGAGAGTCAGAAGGGACTGTAAGGCCGCTCAGATTGGCCGTAGCGGCTTGGAGCGTATCAGGGTTGGTTAGGACTCCAATGTCTTCGAAAAGTACGTCTCCGACGTCCTCAATGAATGTGATGGTGCCCGTGTCGAAATTGATGAGCACGTCATCGTCTGGTTCCAGCGGAACAAAGCCCCCACCCTCATTGAGTTCAAACGAATAGTTTTCGTTGTGGATAATTTGGTGCGGTAATTGGACCGAGTACGAGCTACTTGGGATCACCGAACTATGGGAAGCCTGCTGCGCCCACTGAAGCTGCCGGTTGTCGAAGTCATACATCACATCGAGGCCCGGCTGCAGGATCTTACGCTTGGCTCCCTGCTCTAGCTGGTAAAACACATTGTCGTCATAGCCCGCCACGTCTTGTAGGGGCAACTGATTCAAGAGGAAAGACGGACCTGCCGGTAGACTTGTAGACAGGATTTCATTGGCCACACGGGACACTCCTTTTCCGTCCGGGAGGCCACGGTTGTTTGTCGGATCAACCGGGGACTGTTCCATGCGAAAAGTAATACCTTTCTCCACCGGGAAGTCGCTTGTTCCCACGGACAGCGAATAGTTATTGTCCGCCTTTTCCCTACGGAAAGTGTGCGACAACTGGATCTTACCCGCGTCGGTACCCGACCGGACCACCTGTGCCTTGGTAGACGGCAAGTTGAGCGAATCGGTAAAGTCGCCGGTGTCCTCTACGAATTCAAGATCACGAATAGCTTCACCGGTCTCCGTGACGTACAGGATGATGCTATCGTGGTCGTAAGCAGTGAAATCGATGTCTGATAGGCCCGCCGTGGTAAAAGGGTTCGCATCTTCGATCGACCCTAGATTCGTGTGGGCATAGCTTTCGATAGGATCAGCATTTGAAAAGACCCCATCATAATAGATGGCCTCGCCCTCAAAGTCAGCTTCCACCGAGCTATCAAGATGGACTGCTCCCGTGTTGGGGTTCCACACGAAGTCGTAACCGGTCGACGGCGTGGTTGTTGAAGTCGACTGTTCACCCCGGAGATACGTGCGATACTTGACCCGGATACGGGGCACCTCCGTAGCGTCCGGGATAGGGTTCATGTAAAGTGCGTCGCCCACATGACCGATCTGGCCGGTCGAAGCGTCGTAAGCGAAGAAATTTTTCCGGTAAAAGTAAACCGGTTGGCTCAGATAGGTATTGACCAGATCATTAGCAAAGAGGACGGTCCCGTTGTCCACGTTCAGGACCGCTTCGCCGCTGGGGACCGAGGAGGTACCGTTGATGTACGCTTGAAATTGCCCGTCAGTCAGGCGGTTCGCTTCCGGGACCGGTACCACTGTGCCTGTATTCTGGTCGGGTGTACCGATCACCACAAGGGGTTCGCCGCCCTCCACCACTGGCAGAGCTAGGGGCGTCTGTCCGTTCGGAGTGTCAGGTAGGGTGCCGAGGTTCTCGGGGGCACCGCCCGGAAGTGGGGTCCATCGTTGGAAACGGTCATCGAATCCGAAACGTGTGCGCTCGTCGTTTTTGGTCCAGTTGATCTTGAGGCGGGCAGGTTCCCACACGACCACGACGTCTTGGCCCGGATCACTACTGTACTTGACCAACCCGGACTGTGCATCGGTCGAATCCGGGGTAGGAGTCACACTAGAAACCGACTCAATAGCCCGGCCTTCGCTGTTAAACTGGTATACCCATTCGCTTACTTTCTTCGCGGTCTCCGTGATCTCAGAAGGCACCACCAAGTCAGCGGTTTCGTGGACTTGCACCAAATATTCGGTCGTAGGCGCACTACTATTGTTCACGAAATTGGTGAGGTAGGTAGAGCGATCCTGTTGGCGAACAAAAACGTCGCCTTCCGCCGTGAACGGACTGTTGGAAGCTGCGATGCGAGGCTTGCGAAGAACGAAGCCGTCGAAGGGAACACTCATACTAAATACCTACCTAAACGCAAATGCCCTGCCTCTACTGTAAGGGGCAGGGCACAAATGGAGTACCGAGCAGGCTAAATATCGTCGTAGGGGATGTGGCCGTGCTCATCATGGACATGTAGGTAAGTACCTCTCCATATCATAGTAAGGCGGCCCCTATCATTATAAAGCCGGAAACCCTTTCTTATGTGACCCTCATGATCTACTGAGGGCTCTAATACCGTTGTTCGGTTGAATTGATCAGGACCCTCTAACTGAATAACTTCGCCGTCTTCATCATACTCTGCTTTGCGAACGGCTACATTCACATGTCCGCATATAACTACGAGGTCCTCTCTTTCAAATATCTCGGCATCAGTACCTGTTCTTTTGTGCAAACGGCGTACCGGATCTTTTAACTTTGACATAACAACTACTCCTATACTAGATTTTCAAGGTGGTCTTTAAGCTCACCCACATTGGCGATGATGGTTTCGTTCACGTCACCATCCACTAGCACCACAAAGGTCGGGATGCTGCGGACGCTGAACTGTGCAGCCAACGCACCTTCATCATCCACGTTGACCTTGTAAAAAGCCACGTCGTCACCAAAATCTTCCGACAAGGCTTCGAGCTTAGGCAAGGCGACCTTACAAGGTCCGCACCATTCGGCCCAGAAATCGATCACTACGATTCCTTCACTGTTGCCTACCATTTCTTCGTAATCAGATTGTGTCAATTCTTTCATAGGATCATTCCTTTGTCTAGGGTCTGGGGAAGGTCCGCTCGGTTTTTAAGTCCGAGGGTACGGCCATCCGGGGTTTCAAAGCATACGTGGGAAGCACGTCTAACGACTTCCAAATAAGGGTATTCCAAATGGTTAAGTACCGCGCCCCGCAAAACATCCTCTTGCCCTTTTTCGAGGTATTCATCGGGTAGATCAACACAGTCGTCAATCGTGAACGTCACCAAAGCTCGCGTCTGTTTCATAAATCGTCTTCCGTGTAAAGGTTGGCCCGCCTCTTGATCCGACGCCGAGCCTTTTTGAAAGTGTCCATAGTCCCGTTTGACCCTTGATAGCAAAAGGCCAAAAGCACATCCGCATCATCGGCAATCAAAGTGTTGCGCTCGAAATAGTTACTGTAGGCGAAAGGCCGATACCGTGGGTCGTCTTTATCCAGCCAGTGCGCCGGTGGGTGTTCGATATAACCCATATCGTGCTGTTCGGCGTAATCTTTTGCCCAACCATCAACACCCAGAGGCTGACCGCCTGAGACGATCGTATCTACCGTAGGGTATTTTTCCAGATAAGACGTGATCGTGTCAAATACAAAATCACGATCGGGCCATTCTCGCGAACCTACGACGCCCATAACTTTGGGTTCGGGAGCCGTGAAAAGATCATCAAAACTGATCTCGCTCATGTGATTTTACCCGTACCCAAACCGGTAGTGGGGTTGAAAGGGAAGACCGGGCTACCCACGACAGCGTTTGTAACCACCCCGGAAGCAAACCAAATAGCAATACCTTGGCCGAGTCCCGACGCAAGGTTAGCCGCTTTAGGCCCTACGATTCCGTAAGAGGTTAAGCCCGAATAGATAAAGCTCGTGGCCGCCGTAGGGTCCGCGTTAATCACAGCGCCAGTCTCACTGCCTACAGCAACACCAGCGACCGCAGTCTGAACAACCGCCGAGCTATTGATCACCTGAGCCGTACCAAACGCTACACCATTGGCTATCTTGGACTTGTCCGTTCCGGGTAATGCCGATGCCATGATGTTGGTGTCTAGGATCTGCATACCCGATAGCGGGTCCAGTGTCCATTTACCTGTACCCTCACCGGCACCCAGAGTCCCGAAAGCCTGAGCCTGTACGACCAAGGTCTGGACGAAATTCTGAATACCAATACCCACACCCGAAGCGAGGTTGGTCACAAAGGATCCAACCAAGCCTTGGGAGTTAAGCTGGGCTTGTATTGCGGGAGCTAACTGTAGGGCGGTAACAGGCATCAGGTGCTTTCTTCCTCATCGTTATTACGACGAATGACCGGCATGGTTTGACGGCGCGTTTCCTCGTATTTCAAAGTGTCCAAAACGATTGACCAGTCGTCTTTGTGGAGCACATTGAACGAATAGAAAACCGGCTGACCGTTAATGCCACGGGGTCCGGCTTTGCTCATGTACTCGTACAGGCAACCGATATCGTCGATAATCGGTTCCAAATGCTCAGAGGCCCCAAGCATCAGGGGCATAAAGACCATCGGAATGTCGCTTTCGTTTTGGACCTGTTCGCTCGTGAAAAGGTTCCCGGACAAAAGGGCGTCCACGAACTCACGAATTTCGTCGTCTTCCATCCGGGGCAAGGTCTTGATACCCGCCTCTTCGGAGGAGTCTTCCGGCGTGTTTTCTTCACTCATAATTACCTCGTATGTTGGTACGTAGTGTATACCACAAGAATACCCTCACCGTCAAACGGAAGGTACATTGACCAGAGGGTTCCCTGTCAACGGTAAGCCTGTGAGTGGATCAATATAAGGGCTAGGTCCGGGGGAGCCTCCCACAACTGCCAGAGCGGCTGCCGCCGTACCTAGCGCGACCTTGCCTGTCACATTGACGGTGGGAGCTTGGATGTTGATTGCTGTGGACGCGGAAACATTTACATTAGCTCCCGTTAAAGAGATCGTGCCCGCACCCAACGTCACCGAATAGGTACCGCTTGAGGCTTGGAAAGTAAAGTTTCCAGTAGTCGGGCTTTGCCATGAACACGTAAGGGGGCCGCCCGCCTGTACGGTCTTAGTGCCGGTTGAGGCATACGTAATGGTGTCCGTAGCTGGAGCGCCAAATGTCGTCTGGCGGTTGCCCGCAAGGATCTTGAGTTCCTCAGCATTCGCACTCGTGGTGCTGGGCTTGACGATGGTGGTGGTGCGCCCTTCGCCGATGCTATTGGACACATTCCCCTTGATCGTGTGGCTCTGGTTACTGAGGACGGTCAAAGCATCATCACCGGTACCGACGCTAGCCTCACGACCTTCGGAGGACACCTGTTTTTTCCCGTTGATCTCTTCGATATGGTCTTCGGTGGTGGAAAGGCCGAAGCTACCTTCAATGGCGAGGCCCACGTCCCCGGAAAGCTCACCGGTGATTGCCGAGCCATCCCGGTCGGAACCGGTGACCTTCACGCCGAGGCCACCTTTCGCAATGAGGTCTAGGGATCGACCCGTGGTGTCAATGGAGCCAAGCGTCCACTTGGCTCCACCGGTGGCAAATATGTCGAGCGAGGTATGGTCGTTTTTGTTCGCTCCGATCACTGCTTTGATAGACCCCTTCACATCGGCTTCGATAGATCGACCAGCACCGAGGTTGGATTTTTTCGACGTGGAAGCCGGGATCGAAAGGAAAACATGCCCTTCTTTATCGTGAGCAAGGAACAGTTCACCAAGCCCATCGGGACGGTTCATCCGATATAGGTGGGCCGCCACTAGCGACTTTTCTTTTTCACCCTGTTCGTTCTTGACCGGCTCCATACGAACACGTCCAGACGTGGACGAAGGCGAACCGAAAAGAACAGGTTTCAGGAGCTTACCATAGTTAGACCGGCCCCGTGCTGTATATGGGTTGTTCCCCACCACGGTACCGCTCACCTTTTCGATGAACGGGTTCCATTGGGGGTTGTCGCCAATCAAGTCCCCATCAAAGCCGTAGTGGTCCGGGAACGGTAGACGTTGGTCGGTAAACTCTTGAATCTCCACCCGATCTTCAGCATACACCTGAACGTCCGGGTCCGTCACGTCTGCAAGGTTTTCCGTCACGAGGGCAAGGCGCTCCCCGCTTTCCAAGGTGATGAAGGGGAGGCGGTTAATGTCTGGCGGTATGTCGCCATCCTCGAAAATCAAACCAGCATCTACGAGGTGTTCGAACAGTAGAGTGCCCGGCTTGATACGACCGTCTTCCCCAAAAGTCATATCCGAAGGCAACGTAAGAGCGCTCCGAGTGATACGGCCCGAACGACGCCGGGCGGCAGCCGTGGTAGCATAGGCGTCCAGAGTCGTTGTGATCAAAGACTGGTCTTCGGTCCGCAACCACAACTCAGCACCACCACTGTTAAGTAGTCGGGCATCCCGATCCAGAATAAGCTCCGCACCCTTATCAGAAGCGCCGTAAATGTCTCCGGGATACAGCTTACGCATCTTGTGTCGGGTCGGACCATAGAGGCCCTGTAATTCCCTCTGAAGCGTTTCTAGAGGCTTGTCGATCCCTTCAGCGTTACGTTCAGCCACACCGAGGGGGTCGAAACCTAAAGCCGTCAGGTAGCCGTTCGGCAAATAGGCCAGAATATAAGGCTTGACTGCTTGATCAGTATGGGCAGCAGAAAAACCACACACGACGACACTACCTTCTTCGGGCATCGCGCCGAGAAAACCACGCTTGGACCAGTAGCCGCTGGTGAGCGGGACCTCTTTTGCGGGAGGGGTCGCACCCTGTAGCCAGTGGATATCACAGACCATGTGCTCATAGTCCACCCGCTGGATCTCACCAAGGCGGAGGGCAAAACGCAAAGGACCTTTATGTCCGAGCATTTTGCTTCGGAGTGGTCTTTCCCCAATAGGTGTTGGTGGTCCAAAACGTTTAGCCATCGGTCAATATCTCCGCTTGTGTGGCCATTGATTATGCTTACGTTGGTAAGGCTCTTGCGCAGCCTTGATCTTGCGCTCAAGCTCCTCCGCACCGCCGTCCTCTAGTGCTTTTGTCACCGCATCCGGGTCGAAAGAGTTTGGGTCAATATCTTCGAGGGCGCTTTTAGTCTTGGGGTCTGTAGTCCAAAGGCTCATTCGTCGTCATCCGTAGTGGGGTTAGGAGTAAGATTCGAAAGTGCGGATCCAGCATCTTCGATCGATTGTTCGGCGGTGTTCTTAGAATTCCTAAATTTTTCGCGGAGCTGCTCAACGGCTCCATCCTCGCGGAAAAGGCTGGACACGGTCTCACCACTGTCCAAGGCGTCCTTCACCTCTTTACGACTGAGGGGCGAGTCTACAAATTCCTTTTCCGAGGGGGTAGACGTCGGGATTGACGCGGCATCGGGCACCCGAGGAACCTGCTTTGTTTCACCGCGTAACTCAGCCTCACGGGTCTTACCTTTCTGAAATGCGCTCTGATACAAGTCCCGAAGGAACGTCGTGACGACCGGAATCACTGAGGGATCACGAGGTGGTTTAAGGTCGGACGGAAGCGCATTGATCCCTTGTGACCTGTTTTCTTGGAGTCGTTGTCCAAACAGTTCCAACTGTACACGGGCCTCATTCTCTTCCGAAGGGAGGCCCACCCGGTTAATTCTTTTGGAAGCCACCGGATCGTTCGCCTCATCAATAAGGTTTGCGGCCTGTGCCGCCACACTATCCGCTGCTGATCCGCCTGCGGCACTGGCATCTTCGGTTTCTTCTTCGGTAGGCCCTGCCGGTTCTTTTTCAAGTGCTGTATTCCACACCCGGCTGGCCGCCTTTACACGGCTTGCGTACTCATCAACGCCCCAATTGACAGCTACTTCCTCACCCGCTTTATTGATCTTCGTCTTACCCGGAGGGTAATTCGCCAACCAATGCTCCAACTGTTGGTCGGTCTGCCCCGCCGCCTCTTGACGGTTGTAGGCTTTCAGCGTACCCGGACCGCCTTTCCAGAGGATGGCCTGTTTTCTGGGATCACCATTGTGGCGATCTTTGTATTCATCCTGATATTCTAGGAAATGTTGGATTGACAGTTCCGGGTTGCCCATGAAATCCGTATTCTTACGCCCATGATCGGCGGCGTTATCTTTTCCGATCTGCAACAAGCCCACGAATTGTGACAACGATTCGTTCCCATCTTTATCCACATTTGTACGCCGGGCACTCGCATCACCGGCGCTTTCTGTGTGGATAAAGGCGAGGATCACTTCATCTGGGTAAGTCTCTTCGGAATAGCCCAAGCGTTCACGCACCGAACGGATTGTCCCCCGCCAACGCCCCACGTTACTGTTGTACGCAAAGGTACGGCCCCATTTACTTTGGGCCGTTGTGGGGGTTCGAGTCACTCCCGGCTGTTCACCGTTATAGCCCTCCCAATTCGAAGAGGTGCCTGTATCCCCAGAAGGTGTACCGGGACCTACCGAACCCTTGAAAGCGTCCGCAAGACGGGCCGCCTCGGTCTGGGCCATACCCGCAAGGTCTGCGGCCCCCAGACTAGGAGGACGCACTTCCGTAAGCATCCGCCCGTAGTTGTTGGGATCGACCATAAAGTTCTTGTCTTTACTCGGATCTACCTTGTGTGCCGAAGCTGCTTGGTTGCTACGGTCTTCAGACTGGTTGGGGGTCGTGGTTCCTCCACGTTGGTGATCAGGCTCCATACTGAGTAGCCCTTCCGCCCGGATATCATCCTCTTGCTTGTCGAAAATGAAACCTTTCGAATTAAGTGAGACGCGGCGACCATATTCATAAGTCCCCACAACCTCGTACCCACGTTCATCGGACACCGGGAAAGTCGTAGCGTTCACTTCTATTTTACGGCCTTCCTCATCAATGTCAATCTTGGGGTCCGCTTCGATATGCATGAGGGGTCCCCGATTACGCTTGCCATTGTCGTCGGAATCGTGGGGTGTGTCACGGTTCGGATCAACCATGTACATGTATTTGTTCGGCCCGTTGGTGCCAAACTGTGACCGGAGGTTCACGAGGTTGCGCATCAAGACCTCGGTATCGTCCGCTTTGGCTGCTTGATCCTCAAACGTCTCGACTTTGCCGTATTCGTCAAGGGCCTTTTCCGGGAAATAGGTCAGGATGACGTTGCGGTCCCCTTCGGGCGTACCCGACACCGGATCAATGTTACGCTTGTACATGTTCTGGGGGACAGTGCCCGGATCAGCAATATCGCCCGGTTGCGGCTCTTGATTTTCCGTTTCCCATCGACCGAAATCCCCGTAAAACTTCTGACGCCGGGCCATCAAAGTGGCCTGTGTTGTACATCTGGACCCGTAAGAAAAGGTATGTGTCAGGGACTCGATGTAGTAATAGGCGTCACGGCCTTCGACATACACCGGGTATCCCAACCGAAGCTCCGGGCGTAAAGGGATCGTCACGGTACCATTGTTGACCCGTGAGTTCTGGCGGTCGAGGACATCCACGAGGTAGTAGAACAAAGCCTTGGGACCGCCGTAAGCATCCCCACCAACGAATTCAGATGAAAAGCTACCGGGCTTCCACCCGAACTTTTGCACGAGGCGGTAGTCCACATACGTAGCTTTGGGTTGGATCTCGTCGCCCATTCCCACTTGCTGGCCCCGGAAACGAAAACCGGTCGCTTCGACAAATGTGGCGTCCGGGGGGTTTTCCGCGAAGTTCCACGAGATCACATCAAGGTCACGGATCCACGATACGGGATAATTGGGCCGCACGTCCATATTGTAGAATGGAGGCTTGAAGATCAACTCACCCGTCACGTCCATGAAGAACTCGTAACCGATGGCCTCCTTGACTTGGTTTGCTACATTGAGCTTGGTTTCGAACTCCGAGTTGGTCATCTCCATTGATTGCATCTTGGAAAAGACCAACGCAAAGGGTGTGATATTGGCGAAGTCAATGTCCCCTTGTTTGAAAGCATCGAAAAAGGTGCCTTCATTTTTGGCGGCTTGACCCCTTTTGCCTTTCAGAAACTTTCTAGGGTTGATCGCGAAATCAAGAGCATCCCCCTGCAAAACTTCGCCGGTCGGACCGTACATTCGAAGGGAGTTAGCAATACGGCCCCAACGCAAAGACCAATACGCCATTAAGCGACGGTTTTCTTCGGGGGAAGGTTCGGAACGTTCGTCTTGCCCCGTGAGGCTCAGGTTCCGCATGTTCATCGAATCGCCGTACACGTTCCGAGCAAGCGAATACAGGACCGCGAAAGGGTTTTTCCGGGTGAAGACACTACCCTCCAAGTTGAATCGCTGTTGCTGGTCGTCTCGTGACGCCATCCAAGAAGGGTTGTGCGCAATCTGTTGGATCTCCCACCAATACAGAATATCGCTACACGAAAGGGATACGGTATGTTCACCGGCGCTGTAAGATTCGTTGACCGACGTCACGATACCCCAGAACACAGGGTAAAACTGTGGCGCACCACCAACTGTGAAGTGGCCTTTCATGTAAATCTGGACTTCCATCATGGTCGTCAGAGTCAGCTTGCCGCCCACGTAAATATCGTCCAGATAATGTTCGGGGATATGGAGTTCGAGGGAAGCAGACCCGGAGCCGCCTTGCGTGCCGACGTTGACACTTACGGAAACCAGCATGGGTTGTAGATCAACACGGCGGTTGGGGTTCGAACCGCTAGGAAGGCTCAGTTCGCCGTTGATATAGACCAGACAGTCCGGTGCAGTAGTAACTACTGGACGCCTGTTAGCCTTGTACGTACCTTGAAACATGCTGCTCCACTCACTAAACTCAACCGTTCATGTTCGTCTATACGGAGCAACATATAGACGCATTATGTGATCGAGATCAGGTGAAGCTCGAAAGACGCCCACCCCAAAAACAGCACCAAAAAATAGAACAGCACCTTGGAAAACGTGCTGTTAGGCCATGCTTTTCCTGCGATGAGAATGCCAGTTGATGCGGGGCCAAGGAGGGCGAGGGCGATTGATTCAATCAAGAGCAAGGCGGCTAACTGGTTAATCGTTTTCCCGGTTGAAACGGATCCAATTATCCAACAACCCGCGAATGTTTTCCGCACCAACTGGATTTGCACTGTGGACATTATAGCTTTGCGGAACGTAACCCTGCTCCACCAGCCATTTAGCACAGTCGTATCCAGTTGGCTCGTCTTCACCGAGGTCGTGGTCGAAGGAAATGTGTTCAGGCATCCCCCGTTCCTCGATAGTCGTTACAAACGCATTATAGGTACGAACCACCACCCAATCACGCTCGGTCTTAGGGCTGCGCTCGTCGTCGATGTAAAGGGCGTAGCTCATGCGTCTTCCCGCTTTTGAAAGTCGTCAAACCAATCTTTGGAAGCTATATCATACAATACGCTGTGATAATAGGAAGCGACCCTTTTCAGGTAACACGACATTTCGTAAGGGTCCGCAGGGGGTTTACCTAGCATTTTCCCCAAACAATTCTTGGGGTTTATCAACTGAGCATCCCGCACATAGGACTTAGCCTCGTAGCCCCGTATCCCACCACTGCAAGGCATCACTTCAATGCTCCTTTTTCGATCCCCTACCAACATGCCCCGTTCGCTCGGACTGCGGGGGATACATTTACGGGTTATGTAAGTCAAAAGGAGTTGGACCCTATGATCGGAAGTAAACCGGATCATGCCGTTGCCTAGTTCCCTCCCTGAATGGACGGGAAACACCTCAACCACCCAATCGCAGGGTCTGATTTTCCCTTGCACTAGTAAAGGCATTTATTGATCCTCAGTCTCGCAATAGCGATCGTACCATTTTTTCATCGAAAGATCGTACAGGTAAGAATGGTACCCTTTTGCAACCCGGCGAAGGTACTGCTTAACGGTATACGTGTCAAGATGATCTATACCGCCCGGAATCACACCCATGATGCGTTCTTCCGTCGCATAGTGCCTATACACGCCCGAATGTGAAACGTAATGCACGCCGCTGAACCCACCCCCTCGGTATGGGGTGAAATGTAACGTACCCAACCTCGTGACGACGTGATCTTTATCCGTTATGAAATCATCAAAGCCGACAAACTGCAACAGGGTGAGTTCGACGATACGTGGGACGGGATCACCCTCTTTGGGGATACACATGATGTAGACTTCGACGAGGAAATCATCTACTTGGACCTTCGACTTGTCGATGAGTATTGACATATCAGATCTCCTCGTCCTCGTCCCAAATATCCCGAAGCATCAGCGTCATTTCTTCGATGAAAAACGGTCGGTACTGTTGGATCACTTGCTTGAGGTAAGACCGCACCTCATAAGGATCTGAGCATTCTAAAGTACCACACACGGTGCCCAAGATCAGTTCGGAATCAATGACCTCTAAAAACGACCACTTACTTTGGTCAGGGTGGGGGTAAAATAAAGCACCGGCATAATCTTTTGCTTCGAAATATAACGAACCACGTTCGTCCGCCCGGATAAAGGTAAGCCCCTCTGTAGTCCCCAAGCCCACCCAAAATGGGTGTGGATTGCCCAGAACAACCCCTTGGTAAATACCGACCGACACCTCACAGAACGGATAGACCTGCAAAGGGCTACCGATACTTTCTTCGACCTCTTCAAAGTCGATGGAATACCAGACGATCAAGTCGCCTTTGCGAAACCGTTCTTTTTTGCGGATCAGAGGCATATCACTCGTCCTCGCTACTCACAAGGCAAAGGGCTAATTGCATAATATCGTCTCGGAAGCGGGAACGGTACTTTTTGATCACTTGCTTGAGGTAGGCTTTCATCTCGTAAGGGTCGTCACAGTTCAGAGGCCCGCACACGGCCCCTAAAAGACTTTCACACCCCACTTGACTAAGCGCTCCCGTAGGTACGTAAAACCGATTACCGGCGTAACTGGACGCCTTGCAGTACATGCTAGCTTTCATGGCTATGAGGTGTCGGGTCTTTCCCGTGTCGGACAAGGTTTCCGACTTTTCATAGGTACCAAGGCGAAACATGAATGACGGCTCAAGCTCACCTTCCCAATGCTCATAGGTTGCAAACCCATACACAAGAAGTTCGCCGGGCCGGTAATGCTCTTTGGACAAGAGGAGGGGCATTAAATGCTCTTCATGGATTGTTCGAAACGGACGGTGAAAGCGAAATTGTAATCGAACGTGAACGGCTTGTCTTCGGATTGCGTGATCGAAAAAGAGTCGAAAGAACCCGTGTAAATAGTGCCGTCGTAAAAAATGGAGATCGCCCCCACAAGGGAGATCCTTTGTTGCGTGTTGTAAATGTAACCGTTGCTTCGGTACACTTGATAGAGGGAGAGGAACTGCTGGTAAGCGTAAGACCCCTTACGTGACCCTACAGCAAGACCGCCAGACCCTCGCCCTAGCTTGTCCTTATCGTTGACGTAGAAGGCTCCCACTTGTCCAGTAGCTTGGATCTTGGGCATTTGTTCGCCCCAGTTTTCGATACTGAAGCCGTGACGCACTTTGTTTGCGTCGGATACGATATGTTCGTAGGTCCGGGAAAAGGTCGTAGGGTTGACGTACATAAACAGGGGCGGCATCTCCCGCATCCTAAGAGCTTGCTCCCGAAGGTAATCAAGGTCGTCGGCTACTTGCCGTTTACGGGCGTCTTTGATCTCGTGGTTGTCGGCAAAAGGGTCTTTGCGTTCACGACGATTAGGCCCTGTGATTGGGGTGTTCAAAGTAGCGATACGACTGCGTGATTCACGGGACGACCGCTGGAAATCTTCGTACCGGTTCCGCATCCCACGCAAATACTCATCGGTGCGTTCGATTTGTTGCTCTTGACCGGCTGGAGTGCTTTCCGGCACTTCGACTTCAATGTACCGTGCGGCGCGCTGGAGATCGGTAACTTCCCTTCGGATCTCTGCTTTATCCTCAGCGCTCAGATTTTCATCGTCCTCAAGCTGTTGGCGCAAGGCGTCAATTCGCTCCGCCCGTTCAGGACTCGTGGGGATGATGCGTGTGATGTTTCTGGCACCACCGGCTTGGGGCCGGAAACGCTCGGTCATGGTCGTGAGCGCCACATCCTGTTCCATTGGCGCATGGACTTTTTTCGTAGAGGTTTCGCCGGTGGGGAAATTGTCCGGGGGCACCACTGAGATAAGCATCGGGATCAGCGGAGTTCGGGCATGAGCCACGGCTTGAACGGGGGAGGGGAACGCCCGGAAGTCATAGCCGTTACCCGACACCAACCGGGCAAAGTCGCCCACCGTGGAGCGGGCTTTAGTGAATTTCGACGTTACCTTTGCCTCGGTGTCCGGGGTGATCGGCTCATCTAACAGGACCCGTAATACGTCTTGGTTTTCATTATCCGCCATAGGGGTTCCCTTACACGAGCAAGCTGGTAACTTCCTTCTCCACTCGGAAAGAAAAATCCGCCGTGAATTGGAACGGTGAAGAGGCGGTTTCGTTGATGTTAAGGCTTCGGAAAGACCCGTCGTAAATGCCACCTTCGAACATGAGGCGGATGCGGCCTCGGTACTGTACGTTGCCACGGGTATCGAAAACCAACCCGTTGTTGTGGAACAGTTCAACCAAGTGCTGAAATTTCTCGTAAGCGATCGTGTCCCGGCGATTTTGGACCGCCATCCCCGTGTCCACATTCACGAAACCACCGGAGGTCACGTCTGCCGATATCTCACTCATTTGATCCCCGAAATGCTGCTCTTGCCACCCACCTTTCGTCTGGAACCGCTCAATGATCTTGGTATAGCTGAAGCTCAGTGAGGTGGGGTTGACGTGGAGGTACATCGCTTCGGGTAAAAGCAAGGACTCGTGGTCGATCGACAATACCTGAAACAACAGAGGTATTTTCCCACGCTGGTCGTTTGGCCCGTTAAATGCGCTCGGCACAGAGGCAACTGGATATCCATTTGGCATAGGTCAAACTCCCTTACGACGTAGAACGCTTCCGCTCCCATTCTTCGATCACTTTCAGGATGGATTCGCGGATTTTTGAAACGTCGCCACCGTAAATGTTGAAGTTTGCGTGCATCGTATTACCGCCCCCAGCACCACCGCCCCCACCCTTTCCTCCAGCGCTTTTGCGGATAAGGTCTGGCACATAGTCCCCTTTACCACCTGCCAAAGTGGTGGCAAGGGATTCCTGATCTACAATGATATCCCCTTCTTGGAGGTCCAAGAAAGGAATACCTGCCGTGACCATTTTCGCATCATAACCTTTTTTCGGTTTTACTTGTTTCGTTGATCCCGGTTGGACGCCATAGTGCTCCATGACCGTTTCCATCGCAATGCCGGTGCTTCCCTTTTTCTTTGCCGCCGCTAAGAAATCCTTATCTCCCGCTTTGTACTTTGAAACGAAATTCTGGGCTTCATCTTTTCTGTACCCGCCAACACGCATCAGTTCGTTGATCATCTCCGCATACCGCTGTTCATCAACAAACGTTTTTGCCCACTCTCGAAGAGTAGACTTATCAACCTTGATCCCGTCCTTTGCTAACGTCTGGTACGTATCATCGAGGATTTTTTTCTGTTGCGTTGCTGTGATGTTTCCTTTTTCGGCTTCCGCTTTGAGCTTCTCTTCTAGCTTGGTTCGGGCAACCCCATCTTTAGAAAGTTGCTCTACAAACTTTTTAAGCTCTACGGGATCTTTAATGACTTTTCCGTCATGGACTGCCGATTTGAGCTTCCCGTAATCAGCACTTTCCATACCCTGAAAGTTTTCAAGGTTAGGACTTCCCTCATACCGGAAATGCTTTCCACCGAGTTTCCCGCTGGCCTTGGCTTGTTGCTCCCCCGCGAACTTCACATCTTCGTATTCATCAACCGAACTTACCGTGGGGATGGCCTTTGCTTCAGCAACCTTTTTCTGGGCCTCTTTAGCTCCTTTCCCGGCAAGTTGCATTTCAATTTCTTCGAGATCTAGTTTCGCTGTTCTAATTTTTTCTTTATCGCCAGACTCCTTGGCTTTATCAAGGGTCTTTTCCCTGTTGTTGAGTTCATTTTTCAATTCCATTTCACGTCTTTGAGCCGCCACCCGTGCTCTTTCTTCGTCCGAACCGCCCCACGGAGTGCTGAGCAAAAAGTCGTAAATGCCCAGAAGGGTCTTGTACATCCCGGACACAAAATCAAGCAATTTATATTTTATCGTGTCGAGGATGGAGCGTTGCATCTCCGCCGACTTTTCAGCATGGGTCTTTTGCTTTTCTTGTTCCTCGATTATCTTGTCTTGCTTGTCTTTTGTCATGACCCCAAGAAGGTCGGTCCATTCATCGAGCTTACCGTTTTGAACCTCACTGAGTTCAACGCTATACCCCATTGACTCAGCGACCTTTTTGAATGATTCAGGATCATCCTCGTTTTCCTCAGCGGCTGCACGGAGGCGACTTAGATCCCCGCTAAGATCACTTTTCATTGCTTTCATCATACGAAGTTGGGCTTCGCTGACACCTTGACTTTCAGCCAATACAGAGTTCATATTTTCAAGAGGCATTCGGAGCTTGCCTTCGAGTTCCCCAATCTGCAAAGCGATCTGGTCACCAAGAGCGAAGTCCATCGTAATGCCTTGCATCTCCATAACGCTATTACGGTTAGCTTCGAGGATCCCCCTGAATTTCCTAAGCTCTTCACCTGTAGCCGTGCCAGCGGCCTTACTCATATCATTGACCAAAGATTGCAACCGGTTCTTCTGGTCCGTAGAGAGCTTTTTCATTGCACCTTCGAAACCTAGTTCCTCGTATATGTCCCCTTGGCCGAGCTTCTTAAACGCCTTTTTCATTTCGTCAGTATCAAGCGCCTTTGCCAGTCTTTTCTGAGTGCGGTCAGCCATCTCACCGACCTTACCCAACCCGTTGACAACCACCGTAGTAGAGCGTTCCAGTGCCGAAGCGTCTTTAAGGGCAGTTGAAAGCGAATTGGTAAACTCTTCGGCGCTCTTGGCGTCCATTACGTTCGACAGCTTACTGAACAAGGCCGCCGTATCTTCGATCCTGTAATTGAACAGGCCCATTTGAGGGATAAGGTCCGATACAACGCTGAAAAGTTTTTTGGGCGCGACACCGGCTTCATGTGCAAACGAAATAACTTGGGTGAGTGACGCTTTTGCCTCCTCAAAGGATTCAGAGGATACGTCTGCCAACTTTCCGATCAAAGATGCTGTTTCGCTTGCGTCCACCCCGAGGTTCAAAGCGGCCACTTGTGCGGTTTCCAATGCGTCGACAGCGTCATGTCCCTGTGCCCGAAGGTCCCCCAACAACATCCCCTGTTCGTTAAGGGATTGCAGGGTGCTAGCCATATCCTCTTCTTTCATGCCAAGCATACGGAGATCAGCATTGGTCATTACCGTATCCCGGAAATCTTGCATAGCCGATTCGGCGTCGGCTATCCGTTCACCCATGCTTGAGTATTGACTACTCGACATTTCGACCAATGACACGTTCTTGAGCATTGATTTATTGACGTCCGCAATTTTTTGATCAAGGGCGAGGAACATCTTGACCAGTGCCGCAGCCGCACCCACAAATAAAGCGATACCCCCAGCCATTTTCCCGAAGGTCTTTAGGAGTTTCATGAGTTTTTTGTTAGCTTTTCCGGCCCCTTTACCCCCCATCATCTCGGCGTCAAACGAACGTTTACGTGCTTGCTCACCGCCTTTTCTAACCCCACCCTTAACTGTGTCTGCGAAACCGGATATATTGCCTTGACGAAGCTGGTTGATTCCCCGGAGTCCCCCGCCCATTGCCTCTTTGCTCAATGAAGCAAGGGATTTCTTTTCCGTGTTGACAAGTTTATCGAATTCTTTTTTGTGCTCCTGAAACACTTTTCCGGTCTGTGCCGCTTCAAAATCAGCAGCCTTCTTGAGGTCCTCTAAACGTTCACGGGCCATTTTTTTTTGCTCTTCACTACCCGAAGCCATGACCTTTGACAGCTTGTCCATCTCCTTTGTGATTTCCCGGACTCGCTTTTCTTGGCGGCGGAGCTTACCTCCCGTGAACATTCCAGAGTATTTATCACGTGTCTTGACGATCACTTTTTCAAGAGCGCCGAGGGATTTCCGCATCCCCGTGGTGTTTTTCTGAAGAGCATCACTAGATTGATCTGCAGCTACATTGAATTTTTTATATTCCTGAAGCGCCGAGGTGATACCACCTTCGATGTTTCGGAAACTCCGTTCGACTCGGGCAGCACCCTGCTGCTCAACCTCGAATATCAGCTTTGTGAAATCGTCATTTGCCATAAGTTAGATCACGATTCTTCGTCGTCCCACCGAGGTGGGCGCAGGTGATTTAGATCGTTGGATACCCTTTCATAATTATCCTTTATGAGTGGATTCTCGATCTCATTGCCCCGTTCAGCCGTCTCACTACCTTCACGATAGTAATGGCGTCTGGTTTCGGGAACGTCTTGCTCATCAATGAATCCCCACCGGATAAGGTTGCGTTCGCGTTCTTCGACAGGTGTATGCTCGGCGGCAACAGCGCGATTCTCACGGCGTCTCTGGTCTGACACACGGAGGTAATGTTCGATCTCTTCCGGGGTGTACCCGTCAAAGTCGATTTCGCTTTCGAGTTCTTGCTGATACTGTGCCATCCGCTTGCGGCGGGCTTCTTCACGCCGGGCTTTCTCTTCTTCACGGCGGCGAACATAAGACTCGTGGATCTTTTTACGGTGCTGTTCAATCACCAAATCGTGGTAGTCTTTACCTCCCTGAATGGAACGCTCCATCTGGTCGAGAAGTTCGTCCGCTGTTTCGTTGGTAATCTTGATCTGGTTGTCCTCTTGGATAAGGTTCGGACTCCGCCCTTCAAACAGTGCTTTACGTCTCTTGTCCCGTGTACGGATCTTTTTGCGATCCTTCTGGTCCATTTTTTTGACGTCTTTGGGTGCATGGGGACTTACGACGAACTTAGCCAAACCATACATCTGAAGGTAACTAACTTCATCATCTTCGGTCGCGTTGAAATAGGTCCACAACCGCTGGTGCATATTAAGGCCCATCTGGTCAGTACCCGTAAACCCCGTGATCTTTGGGTCACAAAGGTTAGACCCTTTTGTCATTTGCCACATCTGGCGGCTCCGAGGACCATAACTGTACCCCTGCACCTGTTTGAGGCATTCGGCAGCCTTACCGTTGATACGGTTGGCGACAACAAGCAAGGCCACCAACACGGACTTAGGCATGTACCGATAGTGTTCCGCCAAGGTGGGGATCACCTCGTGGCGGTTAGGCAAGACATTCGTGTGGTTGAAAAACAGGGTAGAGTACGCTAAGAAATAGCTAGCCGTATCTTCCCATTCATCCGACATGGAAAACGAATGCAGGTCCAGTAAATTGTATTCGACTCGGTTGAGGGTCTTCAGGACAATAGGCACCCCACCGACCACTACCTCAGAGGTGAGGAAGCCCCTATAAAGCATGTTTTCAAGTGATTCGTAATCTTGTTTTGACATAGCCCCTCCACAGAAAATTACGGGGACTCATCATATTCAGCGGCCTTCACCCCATAAGTGGTAGTTTTTTGGTGGCAAGTCTCACACAAGGTACGTCCATTGGATAATTCCCAGAGGTCCGAACAGTTAAGGGCTTCATTTACGGTCTCAATGTTGTTCTTTTTTAGGATGTAGGCAAAAGGCACTATGTGGTCCGCATTGAGGTTTCTTCCGGTATTGTCTCCGCACTTCACACACGCATAGTCGTTTTTATCATACAGCCACGCACGGTCTTTAAGACGGGGGTCTGAATTAAGTCTTTGTGCAGCTTTTCTTGATCTTGGAGGTATAGAGAATTTATCTCTCCAGTAACGAATAGTTACTTCGTGAACTCCACAGATATCGGCTATTTCAACTAGCTTTTTTCCTCGATCTACATATTGATTAACAAGCCACTCTTTATTTTTGTAAAGGTCACTCACTTGTTACCCTTGAAATGCGGGTTGACTCCGCCCTCGGGGTTTGGATTTACTTGACCGCCATCGGACCCTTTTTGATCACCGCCAGCCCGGTTGAGGCGCTCTGGCTCGTGATCTTCGTATCCATCGGCTAGCGGGATATCTGACATATCTACTTGGGACTTGCGCACCACGGGTGCCCTGTGCAAGTTCTGTTTCGAAGGCAGCTCCCCCTCTTGAACTTGGGGAGCTACTTGATTCAAAGGTTGGCGACGTTTGCGCAACCTTGCCTGAGCATCTTCGGCCCGTGGATCTTCATCCTCCACGGGTCCACCATTTTGCTCTTGGAACAGGCGCTCCTGCTCTTCGAGGTACATCTGTTCTTCTTCGCTATACGGCGTGTCGGGATCATCAAGACGGATAAATTTCTCATTACCTACTTCGATCTCATCCGGCTTTTCTTCTTGAACAGGCTTGGACGGTGCTTCATCCTGTGTTTCTTGCCGCGCCCCATCTTCACGCTCCCTGAGAAGCCGCTCTGCTTCGGTTTCATCTACATTACCGAACGCAGCGTTGCGCAGTTCTTCAGCGATCTTTTCACCTTCAAGGCCGCTCGGGTTATTCTCATCTTCGGCACTTTCATTTTCGGTGCCTTCGATCTCGTCAAGGCGGCCCAATTCCTCTAAGAGTTCACGACGCCGACTTTCAATACGCTCCAACTCTTCTTCCGGGTTGCGGAATTGGATCTTTTCGACCGCACGTTCCTCTGAGTCAGACAAGATATCGACGTACTTGCGATGCAAAGCATCTACTACCGCAAGGTCCATATCAGACAGCATACGCCGCAGGAACACGTTCTTTTCGATCTTGACCGGGTTGCCGTTTTTATCCACATCACCGGTTTCGATGAATTCAATGCCCCGGAGATTCATGTCCCCGAATTCCTGAATGGCATACGTCAAGGGCTCGATCTTACGGACCGTGAAAAAGTCCATCGTAGCGTCGAGGGGAAAGGACGCATCCTCATCCTCGTACTTGTTCATATAGGACGCTACGTAAGCGTTGACCATCTTGTGTTCAGAGGCACGCAAAGTGCGGATGCAAATGCGGGTATCATAGATCTCAACCTCATCTTCGATAAGGCCGAGATCTGCGATCTTGCTGAGACCCTGCTGAAGCAGGTCGAAAGATAGGACGTTCGACATGTATTACTCCCAATTACCGTGGATACTTTTTACTGACGGGTTATTCGTTGAACTCTAACTTGTAGGCTTCACGCAAAGCATCGAAAACACCTAGCTCTTTCATGCGGGCGATCTTGTCACCCTCGTCAGAGCCGGGCCATTTGTACTCCGCCCCGTGGAGGAGGAGTTCATACCCCGCTCCGCCCGGATCAAGAGCATAAGGTCCCCATACTTGGCTGTGATGTAGTCTGTGGTAGGTAAGGCCGACTACTTTGTCCGTGCGTCCAGCAGGGTCAATAGGTCGGTTTTTCATGATCGTAAGTGATACTCTACTATACACTTCTTTCGGATCAACGTCAAGGTGCGGCTTCCAAGCCTTATGCACGGAGCGGACAAGGCGGAGCATCAATGACGAAGGTACGTAATAGTCAGGGCTATCAAATGTGATCGTAGTCCCCAACACTTCGTATACGAAATGTGCGTGCTTGTGGTACCAATAGAGCGCCCACGAAACGATCGCTGCGGCGGGAAGTACGTTCAAGCCTAGCATCGCCCACACAAGGCCCACGTTATCCATACCAAAGGCCACAGCAAACGTAGCCACAATGAAAAGCAATAGGATAAGCCCACCGGTCCACGCCATTTTTTTAGCGTAATCCATGCGCTGTTGGTTTTCATTGGGGATTGAATACTGGCCCGGCTGTAATAGGTCGCCCATTAAAATACCTCGCTTGATGCTGCACGTGCTGCTTCGTCCAAATAGGAACCAAGCAATGAGTTAATTTGATCCGACGTAAGGGGAAGCACCATCTTGGCTTCCGACACCACATAGTCGAGGATTTGCTGTGCCGCGTAATCGTCAACACCAAGCCCCCTAGCAAGCAGGGAGACGGCTTTTCGTTGTGCTTTCATGGCACCCCGCGAAGCGTCCTCAGCCAGTCCATCAATCATCATCTCGATCTGCGCTGCAAGCATCCCGACAGTGCGGTTATCGACCGCGTAGGATTCCCCCAGAACGTCGCTCATCGCATCTTCGATCACAGACGACCGCAACGACACGTCCACTTGACGAGCCACGTGTCCGATGAACTGGTGGACGTCAGCATTGGAAACAGACACGTGAGGGGGCAGTTCTTTTTGCAAAAACTTGAAAATATCCCCGGCAAGAAGTGATTCGACTCGCTGAGGATCTTCGGTCGGGAAAGGGGAAAGCCCGGCTCGAATGAAGCTCATGAGCTTGCTTTCCATCTCTTGACGGAACCGATTAGGGATGTTGGGTAGATAGGATAGCCGGATGAATTTGGATGCAACACGTTTGGCGATCGAACTGTCCCGACCTTTGAAATAGCCATCTTGTTTGCACCTCGGCGAACCGGGGTTTTTGTATTTGCAGTTATGGGCAATCATTCCATTTGCCACAAAAGATACATCTTCGGGAACACTAACGTCATACACATCAGTCTCCCCTTGAGCCTCTACCTGTGTGACTCTATCAAAGTAATACCCAT